CTTCCACATACTAATACAACAAAAGAATTTGTTTCATGTGCTTATACTGAAAAAGTAAGACGATTCTGTAATATGATGAAATCTTTAGGGCATACCGTATACTTATACGGAGGCACAAAAAATGAAGCAGAAGTAGATGAATTTATAACTTGCATATCAGAAGAAGATAGAAAAGAGTTTGTTGGAGATAAACATTTTGCTGAAGTTATATTTGATTCTAAAAATAAATATTGGCAAATGTTTAATAATAAGGCTATAGTAGAAATATCAAAAAGAATAGAACAAAAAGATTTTATATGTTTAATTGGTGGAAATTGTCAAAAGACAATAGCTGATTACTTTTCATCACACATGTCAGTAGAATTTGGAATTGGCTATACTGGAGTATTTACTAATTATAGAGTATTTGAATCTTATGCATGGATGCATATGGTTTATGCCGCCCACAAAGATCCATATTCTGTAGATGGTAGATATTATGATGCCGTCATTCCAGGATACCTTGATCCAGAAATGTTTCCACTTGTAGAAAAGAAAGATGATTATTATTTATATATAGGAAGATTGATAGAAAGAAAAGGCTGGAGAATAGCACAGGAAGTTTGTGAGGCTTTAGGTAAAAGATTAATTGTAGCGGGATCTGGAGAATTTTCTGGATATGGAGAATATGTAGGATTAGTAGGGGCGGAAGAAAAAGCAAAGCTAATGGGAAATGCCATTGCTACTTTTGTTCCAACACAATATATAGAGCCATTTGGAAATGTCAATATAGAATCTCAAGCATGCGGTACTCCAGTTATTACAACAGACTGGGGAGCATTCACGGAAACTGTAATTCAAGGTGTTACTGGTTATAGATGTAGAACATTTGATGAGTTTTGCAGGGCGGCAGAAGATATAAAATTATTGTCTCCAGTCCAGATAGACAGCATGCTATTGATAAATATTCTGTTGATACAATCAGATATGAGTATGACAAGTATTTCCGCCGCCTTTTGAACCTATGGAATAAAGGTTGGTATGAAAGGTAAAATGGTATAATTTAAATATATGGGAACAACGGGCAAAGGATTTAGATATCCACAATATTCAGATACTCCAGATATTCCAAGAGATTTAAGTTATCTGGCAGCAGATGTTGATGCATATCTTGACGCACATCCTGGTCCATCTGGACCCACAGGACCATCTGGCCCATCAGGACCAACTGGACCATCTGGCGCAACGGGGTCCTCTGGTGCAACTGGTCCAACAGGTCCGCAAGGAGTAACTGGACCACAAGGTGTTACTGGCCCATCAGGTCCACAAGGAGTAACTGGACCTCAAGGAGTTACTGGCCCACAAGGCCCATCAGGACCACAAGGCGCAACAGGTCCGCAAGGAGTTACTGGTCCATCTGGAGCAGGAATAGAAGTTTTAGGATCTTATGCAAGTTTAACGTCATTGCAAGCAGCACATCCAACAGGAAGTATTGGAGATGCATATCTTGTAAATCAAGATTTATATATTTGGGATTCAGTTGGATTAGAATGGGATAATGCTGGAACAATTCAAGGTCCACAAGGCGTAACAGGACCAGAAGGCCCATCAGGTCCACAAGGAGTAACTGGACCTCAAGGAGTTACTGGCCCACAAGGCGCAACAGGACCAGAAGGCGCAACAGGTCCGCAAGGAGTAACTGGACCATCTGGACCATCTGGCGCAACAGGTCCTAGCGGACCAACTGGACCATCTGGTGCAACGGGACCAACTGGACCACAAGGATATTCAGTGTTGAATGGATCTGTAAATCCAACAACACAGGGTGTTGATGGAGATTTTTATATCAATACATCAACAAATCAAATCTTTGGACCAAAGGCTGCAGGAACTTGGCCATCTGGAGTAAATGTTGTTGGTCCAACTGGACCTCAAGGAGTTACTGGTCCACAAGGCCCATCAGGACCACAAGGCGCAACTGGACCTCAAGGAGTTACTGGTCCACAAGGCGCAACTGGACCGCAGGGAGTTACAGGACCACAAGGCTCTAATGCTACATCATATTCAAATGGAACTAATACATCAAATACTAATAAGATTTTTTATACTACTGGCGGTCAACCATCTGGCACGGCAGCTGGAGATATTTGGATAACATACTAATATGGGACTTAAAGTTTATAATGGGTCCTCATGGAGTAGCCAAGCTTCAGCATTTAATATATATGGAGTAAATGGAGCATTCTGGACTCCAGTAACAAGAGCATATGTTTATGATGGTTCACCTCTACAGTGGAAACAATTCTATCCAGAGGCACCAGCAAATACAGCATCTCCAACAATAACATTCTCTAGCGGAAGCGCATATCCAGCCGGAGCAAATCAATCGTTATCAGCTTCAACTGGAACATGGACAAATAATCCAACAAGTTATACTTATCAATGGGAATATAAAACTATAATAAGTAGTGGAAGTTTTTCGTCTATTGCTGGAGCTACATCATCCTCATATTCAATTCCAGCATCTATGGCAGGAACAGCAATTAGAGTAGCAGTAACAGCAACAAATGCTAGGGGAGCTACAACTGCATATTCAAGTGATACAGGATATTTAAGTCCAGGTCCAGTTACTGGATTATCTGCAAGCAAAACAGGATATGGAACAGTATATGCTTCATGGAATGCTTCATACGGAGCAGATCTATATCAAATACAGTATTCTATGGGATCTGGATATATAAATACAACTACTACTTCTACTAATTGGACTTTAACAAATATTAGTCCCGGGCCAACTGTTTCTATATATGTTGCAGGTGGAGCCACAAAAAATGGGTGGGGAGGTATTGGTTTAGCAGGAGCAGGACAACAAGTTTTTGTTTCAGGTTTACCATAAAATAAGGAGGAAATAAATGACTACACAATACGAATATCTGTCAGATGCAGATAAGAATGCAATTAAAGAAGCAGCAATGCGTGGATTAGAATATCATATTTATGGATTGGAGCAGCAATTGCTTATTGCAAATGCTGCAAACGAGCCAGATGCTGTTACTATTGCACAAATTGAAGCAGCTATTGCAGAAAAGCAAGCACAAATTCAAGTTCTTAAGTAGGAAAAATGTCTTATAAAGCAGCAGTCTTATATGACTATCCTATAGCATATTACCCATTAGACGATCTTACCACCGTCGACTTGGTACAAGACTTTACTGACTTTTTAGCACAATTTTCTACATATCAAGATGTTTTAGACAATGTATCTTCATATGCAAATATTTATGGAGATGTTGCATACGATCACTCTGGATGTGAAAATGATGGAAATTATATTGGAGATCCAGAAACAGAAATACTTCCAATAGTTGCAGGAAATGGGCGGGCTACAAAAATAACAAATCAAAATTCTGTTGTTTATAATATAACTAATGACTATACTGCTACTGCTACAAATAGCCAATTTGGAACGGCATCATCGTCAGATAATGACTTTACAATAGAGTTTTGGTTTTACCCATCATTTACTACAACTGCTGAAACTCCCATAGTAGCAGATCCAACAAATGAAGTTGGAGTGTTTTATGAAAAAGGTAATATTACTTTTAAAGTAGAAACTCAAGAAGTAAGCTATACACTGCCATCAGTCAATAAAGTTTTTTATGTGGCCTGCTCATATAATCAAAATTATCTGTATATCTATATAGACGGCGTCTTAGTAGAATACAAGCAGTTAACAAATTTTGTATTTACTAATGAATCTTTATCTTTAATAAGCGGACCTACATCTAATGCATCAGATTACTTTTTAATAAATAGTGTTGGTATTTATAGATATGAATTAAGTCAAGAATCAATTCAATATCATATGTATGAGGGCAGATCTTTACTTCCGACTCAAGTAGCACAGGCAGATAGCGGACAAGTATTTAATATCTACGACAATGGTCTAACTCAAACATTTAAATATGAATATCCGACAAATAAATCATGGAATGATATTGTTGAGGATGGACTATATTACATAGAAACAGAATCTGCAGAATATCTTGAAATGATAAAAACAGAATCTGCAGTATCAAGTACGGTAGTACTAAATGATTTTATTCCAATAAATCCATCTATTACAGCAGATAGATCTAAAATAGAATGGGCGGGAGATAATGGAATAACAGTAGAAGTAAGTACAGATGGAACAACATATACATCTTGTATAAATGGAGAACAAATTCCTGGATATACTTTAAATAATTTTGGAAATATGGAAGGTCTTTATTTAAGAATAACAATGGCTTCATCTGATACAAGTAAATTTATTCCAAGGCTATATAAGCTGATAGTTACATTTTATAATGGACAGACTCTATATGCCGAAAATGGTTATGCTTATATAACATCTTTGGAAGGCGACAATGCGGTTTCAGACTATAGAATAACATTTGGAAATAACAAATATGATATTCTATCTAGGCATAAATTAAACGGATTAAAAACAGTAATAGATTCTGGGTTTCATGTAACCACCGCAGACGGAATAAGCACAGTAGAATTTTTCTATACCCCATTTTCTTTAACTACAAGCGGTTTAATATCAACTGTTGCAACAAATGGATATTCGGCCTCAAATATATCCTGGAATAATTTAGGGACAATGTCAAAAACCAATATCTCTGCTCTATATGTAAATGGAGTAAATAAAACTTCAGAAACAAATGTGTCTAATATATTTAAAGACGACCAACTACACCATGTTGTAGTGGTATTTGCGTCGGCGGTATCTAATGAGATTAGATTTAATTATTCTTTATCTGGATCAGTTCCCGCCCTATATCAATATATATCAATATATCCAAATGCCTTTAATAGTACCAAGGCAGCAGATCATTATGATTACTACATTAGAAGAGATGCAGAGACTATAACAGATTCTTCTACCCTAACCATGACAGAAGATAGTGTAAATTATTATAATAATGACTGGGTAGTGATACAAAATACATAATTTTGTCACTCTACATGACAAAAAGCTGGACTTAGACCATTAAAGGTGGTAAAATAAATACCTATGGAATTAAAAAGTAAAGGCGTAAAGGTAGGACCAGACGAAACAACCCTTGGGATTTATGTCTGGGAAATGCCAGATGGTCGGTGGATAGGCGATGATGAAGGAAACTATCTTTCAATAACATCCATGAAAGGCAATAGGTCTCGCATAGATGCCCTAGCAAGAGAAGTTAGATCCTATGGAATTTATGAGGGCAAGCCATTATTTTTATCAGGGCGTAGAAAGATAGATGACGAAGAGTTTGAGTACCAGCAACAAAGATTAAAATGGGGCCTGACACCAGACCCACTAGATATTGGAGTTTATAAAGAAGAAACTAGGAAGGCACAAGGACAAAAATAATGGGACTTATTGAAGACGATAATCAAGAGATCGATACAGGAGTTCATGCTCTCACCGCATCAGATTTCCACATTCCGTCAGCTAATGTTATAAAGACTACCGATGCCTTTATGGTATCTGGGGAAGAGCTACAAAAAGTCCAAGGACTTGGCGCCTCATTCCGTCGCAAGATGAATCGTAATCTTCAAAAGAGATTTGTTGGTATTGAAGGAGTAGAAACACAACAGAATCTTCTCGCACAAGCCATTACTGGCTATGCAATGTTTGATCTTATTGAGCCTCCATATAATCTTGAATATCTTTCACATATTTATGAAATCTCACCATATAACTACGCAGCAATTAACGCTAAGGTTTCAAATATTGTAGGCCTAGGATATGACTTTATTGAAACACGCAAGACAATGGATGCAATTGATGGCATTGATAATGAAAATCAATTAGAGCGGGCACGTAGAAAACTTGATAGACTTCGTCAAGATTTACATGAGTGGCTAGAAGATTGCAATGAAGAAGAAACATTTAAAGAAACGCTTATTAAATTCTATACAGATGTAGAAGCAACAGGAAATGGCTATTTAGAAATTGGCCGTACAACTTCTGGAAAGATCGGATATATCGGACATATTCCAGCAAAGACAATGCGTGTGCGTCGCTTGCGTGATGGATTTATTCAATTGCTTTATGGTAAGGCTGTATTCTTCCGGAACTTCGGAGATCAGGAAACCCCTAATCCAATTGCAGAGGGCAGCGATAGACCAAATGAAATTATTCATTTTAAGAAATATACCCCAAGAAATAATTACTACGGAATCCCAGATATTGTTGCTGCAGCAAACGCTATGGCAGGAAATGAATTTGCCGGTAAGTATAATCTAGATTATTTTGAGAATAAGGCTGTTCCAAGATATATTATTACTGTAAAGGGTGCAAAACTTTCTACAGAATCAGAGCGAAAACTTCTGGAATTTTTCCAGGTTGGCCTTAAAGGAAAAAATCACCGCTCACTCTATATCCCACTTCCAGCAGATTCTCCAGATTCAAAAGTTGAATTTAAGATGGAACCAG